TTTCCATTCCGGCCCGATACAATATCGGAAAACGTAATTTTTGAGCAATCACACACCCGATTTCGTCAACGCTACATTCTGCGGCGGCGCCGACAATCAATCCAAATGATGTTCCGGTTGTTGTGGTTCCGGACCAACCATTGGCAATCAAAAATTCGCTTTTTTTTGTAGAACACTTACAACCTCCTTTGACTTTGGTTTTGTTGGTGTCAATGGCCGTATTGTCCATGGTCACGAATATTTCGTCCGTTTCGGATAAATAATTCGGGAAAATTTCGGCGTCACCGTTTGCATTGGTTGTGAATGGAAACGATTTAGTGTTCAATCCGTCGGTGATGTCAACGTTTCCGGAATACCCTGTTTGTTGGATTTTGATTTTGACCGATTGGACGCGGACGCGCAACATCCGCGAATCACGGGTGTTGATACGGACGCCCCGGTCCAATGCCGCCGGTGTGTTCCACGCGTTGTCCCATTCGCCAACCTTCAATTCATCAACCAATGAATTCATTCGAAAATAAGGCATCGCGAACCGGGCCATTTCGTCCAAAATCAATTGGGTGGCGAAATTGATTTTCGATTCGAGCAATTGAACGCCGGATGAAAATCCGGAATCCGCCATGTCGGCCGCGCGTCGAATATTGATTCCCTCCAAATCGTCAATGTACAATCCGGATTTGGGGGCCGTTTGTGAAACACAACGAATTCCAATAAAATTGTCAAAGCATGAAGCCATATCCAAAAGGGTCTTTTTTGTAAATGTTTTTTTCCGGTATCCACAAAGATTCCAAATAAGATGGAACCCAAAATGATGGACATGCTTTGTTGTCAAATTGGTTGTGGCCGGCAATTAAAACGTCGGGTTGATACAACAAAACTTCCTTTAATATTTCTGCAAGTGTTTGAGATTGTAAATGATTCAACGTGTTTTGAACTCGTTTTCCATCCTTTGACAATCCGCCAACGTATACGACATGTCGCGAAATTGCGTTGATGCCTTTGACGCCATTTGTGATTTCCGCGTCATCAATCCATTTGTCACCGTTATGTTTTACAAAAGAACGTCGGGTTCCATCCAATAAAATAATGTCCGAATAACCGACTTTTTTCCATCCGCGACCATGTGGTGGCGGTGATGTATGCCAACGGACAATGTCATCCGGCGTCACATGTTGTCCGTCCCTGGTTGCCGTGCAATGGATGACCAAATATTTGAATGGTTGTTTCATGATTCAATATTTGGTTCGGCTTCAACGGGTTCGGATTCTTCGGTGTCTTTTGTCTTTTTGACTTTCACTCCGAAATGATAAATGGCAAATTTGTTGTTTTCAATCAAATCAAAAGTCAATCCATCATGAAGATTTTTGACGTGTTCAACGGCCTCCATGATTCGCGCGTCATTTTTTCTGCGAAACATTCCGCTTGTAATTGTGAAAATCACACCTTCATTTTTGTTTACGCTCTTAATCCATGACGGTTTTGAAAATTGGCATTTTGCGACCGATTCCATGCGCTTCATTCGTTCCACATGAAAATCACTTGTTGCAACAATGAAAACGTCGTGTGGATAAATGTTTTTATATAATGTGACTACGGCGGATTCAATCATGTCCGGGGCCGTGTCTAATTTTTCCCTGTGATATATCATTTTCTAAAATTTGTCCCGCGTCCGGCGCCGCCTTTTGGCCGCGTCACACGGGAAATTTGATTCATTGCGTTTTTTGTTGTTTGGGCAAATCCTGGTTGTGGATTGAACAATCGACAATCGCCGGTTGGACAATCAACAACGGTTCTTTTGCCCGAAACATCATTTCCGCCGGATGGCAATGTTTCAACGGCGTTTCCCAAAACGGGAATTGTCAATTCAAGTCCTGAGCAATCTTCAATTAATGTGACATTGCAGTTGATTGGGCCAATGGTTGTTGGCGTCCAACTTAAATAAAAGGTTCCGCTATCACTTGTACACAATTCAAATGGACGTTCGGGGTCAATTATTAAATCCGGACAATCGGTTGTCAATGAAAAAAAGTCACAACAAATGGAAGGATTGGTGATTGTCAATTCGACGGTTTCGGTTGAATTAACCAAAATGGTTCCAAAATTTATCGTTGATGGACTTGAAATTCCGGACAAATTAATGGCCTCAAAATCACCACTAACAATTTGAACCGTTGTTCCATCCAATGTCAATTCAAAGGTCCAAACATCTGAAACGCCAAGTTCACCGGAGCAAAATTCAATTGCAAAATCCAATGTTTCGTTTGGGCCTAATACAAACGGGGCCGAAACCGGATTTCCGCCAACGGTTATTGTTGAATTATTCAATCCAAAATTTCCCAATTGCCAAGCAAACGCGATGTCATCCACATCAATTGGAACAACCTGGCCTAATTCGTTTTCCTGGTCATTTGTAAATGAACAATTGAATGTACAACAACAATTGGCAAACGCGTAATTCGTGCCGCTACCGGATTGAATAAAACAATTATTGAATGTCAATTGCATTGCTTTTCTTTTGTTTCAAATTTAGAAAAAAAACCCGGTCAACGAACGTCAACCGGGTTTTTTTATGACTCAACATTGGACTGATTACAAACCATCCAAATTCACGGCAACGCCACACGGCATTGTCACGGCGTTCCAACTCACGGTTCCATCAAAGTATATGGAACCGGTGTTGTTGTCTTCAATAACCTGGTCAACCTCCATTGTGAACGATGTGATTGGACCATAAAAATATCCATCACATGTGTAATATCCGAATTGATACAATGGCGCTTTCAATTGAATTTCATTGTAAAAATTGATATCGGTACAATCGTCCGGGTCGGCGTTGTAATCTTGAAAAGTCACAGACTTTTCACCACCAACAATTGATTCGGGCGAACATGAAGAAACGCGCTTTTTTGTAAACGTTCCTTTTGCCTTTTGGCCCAACAATAAACCGGTCAACACAACATCACCGGACGCGATGGCCGCAATCCATTCGTCGCGGTCGGATACATCGTCAAACGTGTAATCACATTTGATGAATGCTAATTTAGAAATACCACCGTTTCTGGTTGAAATACCACAACCGGCGGACGGCGCCGGCGGCAAAGCGGGCGCACATGCAGACGTACATAATGCCATTTTATTTTCGTTTTTTTAAGTTAGAAAAATTTGAATTAGTCGCAACCAACGATTGTTGAACAATCCGCAAAATGGAATGTGTAGTTCACACCTTCGTTCAAATCGCCCGTTCCGAATGCGTTGGCCGGAATGAAAAACAGTCCCCAATTCAATTGGAGTTTGATTGACCATGAATCCGCGCAATCGTCATAATGAACTTTTAAGTCATATGTCAGACCGGTGAATGGGTCGGTGATTGTGCCATGTTCAAACACGTCATTGCGCTTCGCGTAATCACCAACGTATTTGTTCCATGTCAAAAGTTGAACGGCTCCAGGGGCCAAAACAACGAATTCATTCGCGCCAATTACGCTATCAACGAAACGGTCATTGTAATAACGGTAATCGGTCCAACGGCTCAAATCCATGCCCGTTGATGAATTACAACACGCGATTTGTTGTGTCTTTGCGTACAAATCAAAGTTTCCGCCGCCAATAATCATTGGCGCTCCGGATGCTCCGGTCAAATCGTATTCGTGACGGATTTGGGCCGCCGCAATTGCACGAGGCGCGTTCGATGTTGCTTCAAACAATTGGATGTCCTTTTGGGTTGTTCCATCGCTGAAATTTCCAAAATTTGTACTTTGTTCTGCAAGCAATTGAGAATTCAACGCCGTGTTGATGGCGTTCATTTGCGCCATGATAACGTTGGAAACATAAACCGCGTCCGCTTCGCAAAGTTTACGCATTTGGTCTTCGCTGAACAACATTCCTTTGGTTTCGATACATTCAGTAATTTGAACAATCGCCTCCAATGGTGAAATTTCCTGGTCGGTGTCGCATGACGCCGTACATGTTAAATTCACCGAATCCGCCGTTCCGCGTTGGATGTAATTAACTTGAACCGCGCGGTTTTTGCCGTTGGTTGGAATTGGAATCGCTTCAAATCCCATTCGGTTTTCTTCGGACATTAGGGCGTCCAAATAACCCACGCGGTCGCGCTTCAGCGCCGGCGCGTTCATTCCGGCAACGGAATTTAAATCCGTTTGCAATTTTTGACAAAGTCCTTGAGTAAATGCCATTTTTTTAATTTTTAAAAAGGTTTTTTTTGTTTGATTTTGTTGGGGTGTGATAACACAAAACCCAAACGCGCAATGGCCGCCGTGATGGCAATCATTCCGAATTTGGGTCGGTTCCCCGGTCGGCCTTTACGGTTGGCCAAAACCCGGTGATTCGTTTACGGCCCGACGGCCCCGGTTTATTTGGATTCGTTTCCGAATACCTTCATTGTCTGCAATGATGCGGCGTTGGCTTGGGCCTTTGCCATTCCGGCCAATTGATATTTTGGCGGTTCGGCTCCGTTTCCGGATGGCGGCGTCTGCGGCGCTCCATTGGTTGGTTTGGGTGGCGTTTGTTGTCCGCCATTGGATTGTTTAATCACACCCAATGTCGTCAAATGGCCATCCAATATTTCGTCAAAAGTAACGATTTTCGTTCCATCATTGTTCAATGGGTTCAAATTGTTTTTCGTTTTGACCATGATTTCGCCGTTGTCATCAACGTCGATGTTGAAATTGGAATCCAAATAAGTTTGGACGGCCGGTTTCACAACGTCGGGCGAAATAATCAACGAACGTTTGGCGATGGCGGATTGGATGAACGATTCGCGTTTGAATGTTTTGATGGCCTGTTTGGCCTCGTTTTCCTTTGCCGGAATGATTTCTTCAACCAGGTGTTTGTTTTCGTTGGTCAATTCAATCAATCGTTTTTGCAATTCTTCAGCGCCGGCCCCGGCCGTTTTGTTCATCTTTTCGAACGCAACGGAAATGATGTCGTCGAATTTTTTATCCTTCACATCTTCAGCAGACAAACCGAATGTCTTTTTGATTTTTTGTTCAATCTTCGACAATTCGGTTCCTTTGACTTCGCCGCGAATGGACGAAATAAAATCCGGGTTATTTTTCAAAACGTCGCGTTGGATGCTTTGGAAATCGTTGGCGATGTCATCGACATTCAATTCCTGGTCATCGCCATTCAATTTTGTAATGGCATCGGATGGAACGCCAATTTTCTTCAAAAACTTTTCAATGTTGGTCATGTATTTCAATTTTTGGGTTTGCGGCCTTTTTTCACGGGTTTGGATTCAACGCCATTGGATTGGATTTCGTCAATGGCGTCATCCTGGTCGTTGTCTTCAACTTCCGGTTCGGCAATCGTTGGTTCCTCAATCACCGGTTTGGTGACCGTTGGGGCGCTGAATTTCACCGGCTCCGACGGTTTGTTCAATATTTCGTAAAACTTTGATTTGCCGCCTTTCTTCAGCGTGTTCCATGCGAATTGTGTCACCTCGGAAATTTTCCCGGTTTTGACGTTCTGAATGCGAATTTTGTTCATGTCTGAATGTTTTGTCAAATATACTAAGAAACAATTTTATCACCAATCCGGACAATCATTCCATCCAAAACAATTTCACCGTTATTTTCAATGTCTTCAAACTCCAAAGGTTCGCCGGCTTCAATACTTTGTTTAATGAATTCAATCACCTGGTCTTCACCAAATGGAACCATCATGTTCAATGGCGTTTCTGCGTTTGGAAACAATTGATTGTATTTGTCTAATAAATCGAAAATTTGTGCCATGTTAAAAATTCAATGTTTCTTTTGGGAAATTGGGTTTGATGACTAATTCGCGATAATATTCCAACATTTGGTCATGTAATTCCGGAAATTCATTTTTGAAAACAGGATTGCCTAACCAATAATTTTCTGACGCATGAGCGAACCATTCCATTCTGCGATTTGATAAATTTTTCATGTAGGTTGATGAATGGCCCCAACCGTATTTGGCTTTTGAAATCGATTGAATTGTGTCGGCATACGCTCCAATCAATTCGGTTATTTCTGCGCGTGAATAATCATTCTTTAGTTCCTCATAATATTTTTCTCTGATTTTTTGCCAATCATTATTGAATCCACTTTTCAATTTTTTCTTGAAAATTTCTTCAGAATCCAAAAATGATTTTTCATGTTCTTGATTGTTTGTTTTCAAGTTATCCGAATAAAAATATTTTTTTTGAAAATGTGCGCGATGACCGTATTCATGGACAACAACTTTGGCCAAATTATTTTGATTGTCCCAACGCTTACCATTTCCAATGACAACGGCTTTTTCCCATGTGTCATACCATGCCCCGTCACTACCTGGTTTGTTGTTCCTTTTGTATTCGCCATTTTCGGACAAATCAAACAATTGTTGTGGAATTTTTGGGTTGTCGCGCAATGGCTCCGGCGTCAAATCCGATTTGTAATTGTAAAAATCTTTGAAATCGGACGCGGCCGGTGGCGCCTCCAAATTGGCGTTGGCTTCGGTGGCCTTTTTTTCAATCTTTTGTTGTTCTTCGGGCAAATTCAATTTTTCCCGTTGTGATTTGGTCAACTTGAATGGAATGGCCGAATGGCGACAATTGTATCCGCCCCGGTAAATGGAAAACGTTTCGGGCGATGTCCCCGGAATCGCTCCGGTTCCATTGGCGTTCATCCATGCAATTTCCGCCGGCAAATCCTTTGATTGAATCACACCCATTGCAACCCAACGGCGACATTGTGGCCGTGAATCTTCAATCAATGAACCAACGTATCGATAGGCATCCAATCCGAATTCGTTCGCAATCTTCGCGTTCACCTGGCCATCGAATTGATTCAGGGCGTCCCGGCTCACTTGTTTGACGTAACGGGAAAACAATCCGTCAACCTCCGGCGTTCCTAAAATGTAGCGCCGTAAATATGCCTCCAAATCCGCCTTTGTGGAACCGGCCACAATATTTTGGTAAATGCCCGTCCGAACCGGTTCAATGAAATTGGATGAAACGCCCGAACCGGTCAATGACTGCAAGGTTTGTTCAACCGTCGCCCGTTGGATTGGATTAATCAATTCGCCCAATTCGTCCGGCGACAAATCATTAATGTCGCGATGGATGTCGAAATTGAATTGTTTCAACGTTTCAAAATTCCGCAAAAACCCGTTCACGTCCTTTGGATATGTCGAACCCTGAATGGCCTCCAAAATGATTCGTTCAACCTGGTTGGTCAACAAAACATTTCCGTCATCAAAAACAAATCGTTCGCCATCGCTCGAAAACTTTTGGACGTGTTTGGACAACGCCGCAAAAACGCGTTGTTCGGTGGCCGGCAATGAATCGAAAAACGATTGATTGGCCGCCGAAACGGTCCGGTCTTGTTTTCGGATTATGGCAATGACGTTGTCATCGAATTCCATGTGGTTGGTTTACGCGGTTTGAATCAATTGGGCCGTGATATACGAATCAATCGTTGGTTGGATTCTGCGGTCCAATTCTGCGAATATTTCGCCCAATGGTTTTTCCAAAAATTCGGTTCCGAATTCTGCGGTCACTCCAATCAATGTTTTGTAGGCAAACAACGAACGAATCAAATCGTCACGTTTGATGGAACCCGCCGCCAACAACATTTGTTTGTCCTTTGTGTTCAAATGGAAAATTGGGTCATAGGAAACCAACACTTCGACCATCCGCGAAACGGATTTGTTGCCTGAAAAACGTTTGCGCGCCAAATCTTTGGTCGATTCAACGAGAAATGCAATTGGCGCGTTTTTGTCCGTCAATTTGTTCAATTCATCAATCAAATCGTCTTCGGTCTTCATGCTGAATGAAATCGGTTTGGTGATGACCGGATTCATTGGTTCAATTACGTTCCGATATTTTTCAATGAACAATAAAGATTTGAAAATGATTTCGTCAAATATGTTGTTGGATATTTTGGTCAACTGCGAAAACGAATCTTCGCGGTCAATCATTTTGGCCACTCCGGATTGGCTTTCGTCAATTACATTCAAATGCAATGATTCTTCGGCCTTTTTGAGTAGGGTCTGCCATGCCTGGCCCGAATATTCAATGATGGAAACATCCGGCGAAATGAAACGAATCATTGGCCCGTTGACGTCGCCATCAACACCCAACGCCGGATTTGATTTTTCGCGCAAAAACACGCCGAATGGCGAACGTGAAATCACACGTCCCGTTCCTTTGCAAACGCCACATGTGTCATGTTCGTCGGTTTCATGGTTGAAAACGATTCCATCGCGACATCCTTTTGCGTTACATGTTTCGGCGATTTCTTCGCGATACGGAAACGCGGATGTTGTCATGACTGCGGTCCAATCGGAATATTGGCGAATGGCTTCATTGGCGAACGGAACAAAGGCCGAAAAATACGAATCGAAAAAATGTTCGTCCGTCAAATCGCCGCCCAATATCACGCCCGGAATGGCGCCCATGTCATGTTGATAAATGACAACGGTTTCAAATCGTTTGTCAATGGCCTGGCCAACCTGGGTGTGTTTCAAAAATTGGGTGTCGGTCAACGAGTAATAAACCAAACCCGTCATTTGTGATTTCCCGTTTGACATCACAGGCGAATGTTCGTCCATCGATTGCCATGTCAAAAGTCCGCGTTCTAAAACTTTGATTTGGTCCGACATAATCAACACCGGTTCGGCGTCAACTTTCACGGCCGGATTGGTCAACCCTTCGCCCACCGGAATCCACACCAACCATCCGTTCGGGTCTTCAATCATTCTGCGAACAACGAATTTTTGAATGTACGAATAAAAATATTGTCCGTCAAACTTTCGTTCCGTCAAATATGTATTCAATTCGTCCGAAACAGAAATGGAAAAATTGGCGTTTTGGAATATCCGGAACAACTTATCAATCGCCCGGTTCATCGAACCTTTTGTGATTGGTTCATAAATGGACAAACGATATTTTTGAACGTCCGGGTCTTCATTCGGACGACGTGACGTCAATATTTCTCCGGGGTTTTTTCCGCGTGTGTGGATGAACATGGTTGTCCGAACACGGTTCCAATGTTCCCAATTCTTTGGGTGATATTGGTCATTTGACAACGCGGTCGATATGTTTTCAATTGTCATCATTCGCATGTAAGAGATTTGTCACATTCACATCTTTCGAATGTGGTTTCCAAAAACCATTGTGAACCAATGTCATTGTTCTTCGCCACTTCGCCTTGAATTTGATATTCGGTTCCGTTGACGTAAACATCACGGCCGGTGAAAATATTCACCAACAATTTCACAAATCGTTCCGGCAAATGCGGTGTTCGCAACAACCAGGTTTCGCAATATTGGGCGGCCGTTGTTTTCAATGTCGCTCCGATGGTTTCTTTTGTAATTGTGAAATTTGTTCGTTCAAATGAACCCGGAATTCGAATCCGATTTGAATATTGAAACGGGGTTCCATTTCCGACGGTGAAATTGGTTCCATAGTAGAATCCAAAACAATCCGTTCGCGGAAATACGGATTCAATCAATTGTGTTTGTTGTTTGTTGTCACATGGCGCCATTTTGAATGGCTCCGAACAAAATTCAGCGCTCGCTTCACTAACTCCAAGGCAAAAACGCGATGTGGTAAATTCAAAAATAAAATAAAAACACGGGTCCAATCCGGCTCCAATCATATATGTTTGAATGGCTCCCAAATTGAAACGAATCATTTGGATTGGATTGGTCGATTGATTGCCGGCGTAATCCGTTGACGTGTATTCACCAACATAATGATTTGGCGCAATTACATCGAACATTTCTTCAGTAATTTCCAAAACTTCATCGTCACAACATGAACGAATTTCAAATGTTGCAAATGTTGTCACTCCAGGCGTCAACAAGTCGGTTGGCAACCATCCGTTTTCACAATCAACGTTTCCGATTTCGTCGGGTTGTTGAAATTGAAAATCAATTGTGTCACCGGCTTCAAATGGAATCCAAAATGGAACATCATTCAAACACAAATTGCAATTCCAAGAATCGCCGCAATCACACAACACCAATCCATTTTCTGCTATCAATTTTGTGCAATCCTTACCACACGAATTTCGTAAATCATAACAAAGAATTCGTGAATTAGGGTCCGGATATTCACACGATTCGGTGATGTCGCAATTTATAACGCGGCCTAAGGTATATGAATCGAATAATTCCATTTTTCAAATTTAATCAAATTACGGACATAATGAATTGCCAATTTTGAACGCAAATGTTCCCGTTGATACGGTTCCCAAACCCGTCCGCATTGTGTAAAATCCGGATGTATCCGCACCCCAAACAAAAGAAACGGAACCCGTTGTTGAACCAACGGGAATTGAAAATGTCACCGGTCCACTCGTTGAAAGTGTTCCCATTCTAAAATCCAAAACTTGAGTTGTGGCCACGCTGAATGAATATTCAAAAACATATGTTTCTCCAGGCAATGGATAAAGTGTTGTACCGTTTGAGGTTCTCATTGTCAACGACGCGGCAAATGGCGTCGAATTGAATGTTCCGGTGTATGTATTTCCAACTTGTGGCGTTGGAACAATGATGGTTGGCGAACCTGCGGTTTTTGCATGGAAAACAAAATATTCGCAAATGGCCGGTTCTTCAGGCGTTGAAATATATCCGCAAAAACGATATGTTTTGTTCTCAAATTGTGGCGCGTCCAAAATTACGGACGCTTGAAATGTAACGGGGTCAAACGATGTGTCCATTGACAACACCAATGGCGATGACAATTGTGTCATTTGATTGGCTCCAACCATTTCGTCGTTTTCTTGCAGAACCGGCAAACCAAACGGTTCCGGTTCAATGAAAAATAAGAAATTGCCTTCGCGGTCGGATTGATATGTCAAACGAACTGCGGACCAATCGGAAAAACAAATTGGTTCTTCAATTGTAACATAAACACCCGTCACAGGGTCCAAACCTTCAAACGTCACATCAAACAACATTTGTTCGAATCCGGAATTGATTGGTTCAAAATCAATCGCGTTTACTTTGAACGCTTTCACTACATTCCACAAAAAGGGTTGGCCAACATAAGCGGTCAAATCAAATGTCAAAACATATTCAAAAAATATGTCATTATTTATCCAGGTGTCCAAAACATTCAATGTCGAAACGTAGATTCCGCCAATTGGTCCGGCCGGAACACGGTTCATATATGTTGATGTATTGGCCGTTAATATTTGGCCGCCCGAAAACAACGTGTTGTCAAAGCGGACGCGGCGATTGTTGATGAATGTCACAATTTGAGTTGGTCCGGATTCTGCCACAATCAAATCACCAAAATTTTGGTAATTTCCCAAAAACGCGTTGTTGCGAACGGACAAATGTGATTCGTATTGAAAAAACGTTGTTTTGCCCGGATTTGGGAAATCTTCGGTTCTTTTGTATATGTTCAATCGGACGTTGGCCAAAACGCTTCTCCAATCGTCAATTTCAAAACCCCAATTTGACAAACAATCGTCAAAATCGCCGGGGTCCAAAATCAATTGATGTCCGATTCGTTCTTTGCCAACCGGACGAAAACAATCCGCGCTTGTTTTCTGCCAATACTGATTGAATGTAGATGTGATTTCCGGATGACAATCACAATCCATGTCCGGTAATGTCGTCACCGTGATTGGCTCCGACAAAAACGTGTTGACCATTTCGCCGGCGGAACCATAAACGATGGCGGCCATTCGATAAGTTGTCGACGGATTTACGGTTGTTCCGACATGCAACGACGCGGCCCAATCGCCGCCAACCGTTCCCAATGTTCCAGGGCGAACCAAATGATTGTCCAAAACACCGGTCCCCGGCAAAACTGCGGTTGTAAATCTTGAAGAATCCGACGCGGCCAAAAAATCAACCGTGTTGTTGGTGGCGTTAATATCAAACAAATGGAAAACAATCGTTGGACGTGCGGCGCCATAAATGACCGGAACATCAATCGAAAATTTGACTTCGGTTGTTTCGATGGTCGAAAAGTTGGTCACGGTTCCATTGGTTCGGGTTAATGCGAAAACAGGATTCGTGAATTCGGACGGACCATTGTTCAATCCTAAATTGTAAAATCGTCCGGTGAATGATGAACATGTCAAAATTCCACATCGAAAGGGTGAATCGCCAACCAGGGTGGCCGGGTCAGTTACATGAAACGCCGCCTGTAAAGATTTTATTGAATTGTAAACCGATGGAAATGTGTTGTCCCAATTTGTTGGTGATGAAAATGTATTTCGTTTTAATTTGGGGTCATTGTCGAATGTGATATTGGTCAAAAATTGTTCGAAATCTTGAGTCATGTAAAAGGTGAATTCAACATTGAATTCTCCGGCGATTGCATCCGTTGGACGAAAAAACACCTCCCAATTTTTAAGATTCAAAGCATTTGAACCGGCTCCATTCAAAACCATTGGTTGCGGCGTTCCGTCGGGGTGCGCCCCTGATAAGTATTGAATAAAATATCCAACGGGCAAAGTATTGTTTCCTTCGAACGGCGAAATACATTCAAGTCCGAACAACGCCGGGTTGAACTGCAAGCGAAAACCCGTGACCAATCCGGGGTCATATTTCATTGAAAACACAACGGTTTTTTTGTCCAAAAATGCGGACTTTGAATAAACATTGTCAGGAATACAAAATCCGCCATCCGCATTCAAATAATTTTGGTCTGTTTGAATTTCAATGTTCAAACAACAAAGACATTCACAATCGGCGGCAATCGCGTTTCCAATTATTTCAATCACCGAATCACTTGAGCAATTGTCCGAATAAATGTAAGTTGTACAACTCAAAGTGTCGGAAGCGCTCGTTGGGGTCCATTCCAAAGGAATCAAACCCGTCGAAAATGCCGGAATTGTGATTGAATTGGAAATTGGCAATGTTGAGCCACAACCCGAAACTTCAACTTTTAATGATATGGCGCCAATGGTGTAATTATTAAATCCAATATATTGTACTGATGTTGTTCCAACGGGAATGTCGGTAAACGTGAAAACAAAATCGTTGATAAATGGATTTAAGTCATTGCATCCTATCTCAAACAACCATGACGCATCATTTCCGTGTTCTACCGTGACAAAATAGGCGGTTGGTGTTCCCAACGGGTCGGTGACGCCGTCATAGCAAATTTCAATGTCCATTGTAAAGGTGTCGCCTTCCGCAATGAAAAACGGGAATGATGGCGGCGAACCATTTATGGATGTAATTGTCCAGGCGGTTCCCGTTCCGGCGTCATTGATTACAAAATTTGTGATGTTTAAATCGGAATTGTGAACATTTTCAAATGTCACAATTGCGGTTTGACAACCTTCACAACATAACAAACGATTTGTCGCGATTGAATCCGGAAACAATCCGGAAACAATATCAATTCTATGGATTGCCATTCTTTATATTTTTAAACGATTCCCGAAACGCCAATGGTCCGTTTCACGAAATCAATTTGCAATTCTTTGATTTCTCCAAATTTAATATTGTTTCCAACTCGCAGACGAATTGATTTTGAAAAATCAATGTCATCAAATTCGCCGCAGTCAAAACCAAACGTAAAATTGAAATTGAACATCTTATTTCCGGCCAAACGCGGATTGTCAATAAAATGAAACAACGTATAAAGATTATTTGCGTTGTTTTCATTGAAAAACATTGGATAATTGAACAATTTTGTTGGCGACAACGGAACATTTTCAAACCAGGTGTTTCCGCCTGTGATTGGTTGAAAATATGTTCCAATGACATTTCCGCCCGTGAATCCGCTCGAATAATCGCGTTTGATTCTTGCATTGTCCAAACCGGATGTCGCGTCCCAAATCATGAATTTGTAATTGAACGCCGTGTGTTGGTTCATCATTAACAAATCACGCGAATTGGCGATGGCATTTCCAAACAGGGCGTTGAACAATCCGGTGTTGTATTGTCCCAATGGGTCAGGACCGGCGCCATCGTCACGAAAACGGGCCATTGAAGACAATAACAACAAATCGAGCGAACCGGATTGTGCGTCCGATGGCGGTGAATTCCATTCCACAATATCTTCATATCGTTCGGCCGCTTCATTGCCAATCAAATCCGAACCATCCGGTGAATATTTATATTCTGCAAACGCCGGACGTTCACGGTCAATATATGACAAACAAATTTGATTTTCAATGATTCTGCCATCCAACAACATTTGTTCGGCGTCAATCCATATCGATGTTCCATTGAAGAAATCCTTTCGTTCAAAAACCAATGTGTTGCCCACAATCCAATATTTAGCGTTGAAAATTGGATTCAAATGGTTGGTCATCAATGTGTCCAATGTTTCAATTGGTGTGTTTTCTGACATCAAAAGTCCGTTTGTTTCCGATGGCTTGTATCCTTTGCGGATTGGCGCCGAAAACAATAACAGGTTGAAATAAGGTGATGCCGGGTCATTCAGAATGGACGATTGAAATGTCAATCCGCATTTCTCGCAGACATTTTGAACATAATCGCGAACCAATGCGGTCGGGTGATACCATTGGCATTGAATTAAACGATTTCGCAAATCGGTAAACCATCCGGTGATTTCTGAAAACGCCCCGGTTGGATTTGTCCATGTTCCGCCCTGGCAATCCGCCAATGTGCAACCAGGCGAAACGGCACAAACCACAACGCAAACCACAAACGCGATTGATTGAATAACAACAACAACGGCGGACAATGGAATCAACACGGTGTAAATCACCGTATTCAAAACTGCAAAAATCAAAAGCAAAACAGGCAAAATGAAATCCGGGCGGATGTCCACACAATATCGAACCTTTTTTTGTTGTTGGTTCATGAAACCGTTGTGGTTGTCTGTCAACAATGTTGATTTCACACAATTCAACGCGGACTTTCGTTCAACTACGTTGGCAGAAATCCAACAGTCCGGTTCACACCAATCAATTCCATCGCCTCGAATGACGCCATCGAAAACTAAACGTCCACAACATTCATCGAAAATTTGGACATCAACCGTGTTTATGAATCCATTTATGTTGTCAATCAATATTGGTTTCAATATCGAATAACCGTCATCGTAAAATCGCAATTCGGACGAATAAGATTTCGCCAATCCGCCGTCGTCATCGTTTTCACGCCATGTGACGTTGAATTGTTCAACGCCATCAATTCGACCGGTGATGACGGTTCCGTTTAATTTGATGACAATGGGTGATTTCATCGCGCGGCGTTTTTGATGCGGTTTTGTTTGTATTGCAGACGTGAAACGATTCCATTGATTCCGCGTTCATCGATTGACAATTCCAATCCGCGTTGGCCTCGAATGGCTTTTTCAATACGTTCCAATTTGGTTTCCATGTTCTTTGTGTTGGTAGCCATCACACCATCGGAAAAACCTTTGACTAACATTGGATTTCGTCCGGTGTGTATGGCTTCCAATATCGGACGGAATTTTTGGGTTTTCTCTTTTGTCACAACGAATTCGCCCCGGTGAACAATACCGGCCGGTTCGAATTTTCCGCCGTCGCCCGTATAACCACCCGTCGCGAATGATGCGGCCGCTTGCGCTTGCGCCCTGGCTTGGGCAAATCCGGCGGCCAATGCCACAACGGCGGCGGCGACGGTCAACGCGGTGGCGATTCCATTCCCGGCGGCGGCGGCCTTTGCGACTGCCAACGCGGAATTGGCGGCGATTTCAATCAATGTCAATGCTTGTTGGGCCTGTACATATCGTTGACGTTGTTTGGTCAAATCATCCAAACGCTTTTGTTCCAATTGTAACAATTCGGCGTTTCCGTTTTCTGCAATATCACGGGCCGCGTCAACACGGCGTTGTTGGGCGTCAATGGCGGCGTCCGCCTGTGCGATTTGCGCGTCAATGAATTGTTTTGTTGCGTTCAATGTCGCGTCAATCAATTGATTAGTCGCGTCCTGTATTTCTTTGACTCTTTTCTCCTGGTTTTCAACTTCGCTTTGTGTGACTTCATTGTCCAGGTTTAATCGTTGGTCGGAATACTTTTTTTGTATGTTGTAAACATCCAACGCCGTTTGGGCGTTGATGGCTTCAATTTGTTCCGCATTTTCTCCGGCCGCTTTTATTTCGGCTTTGCTTTTTTTGTCAATTGCGTCCAATTCCAAACGTTCCGCGCGGCGGTTTGCATCTCTTATGGATTGCAAATTTGAATTCAATTGAATGCGAATTGTGTTTCGTTCTTCAGCGTTTCGGGCCTTTGACAAACGGTCAATCAACTTTGAACGCTCCGATTCCAATTCACGGGTGGCGTCCAATTCGCGTTGAATTTTCAAATCCATCATTATTTTGTCGCGCTCTTCGATGAATTTGTTTCGTTCGTTTTCGGCCTCAACGGTCAATTGTGTGATGGCTTGTTGTGTTTCGCCTTGAATCAACAAAATTCCATTTTTGCGAATTTCTGCAAACTTCAGCGCGTTGGCCGTATATGTTCCGTCCGCCTTTGATTGTTGTTCGCGTTGGTCCATCTCCAGGTTGAAAAGTTCAATTGTTTTGGCGGTTTCGGATTCAATGCGGTTTAATCTTTCGCGGAATGTCTTCGGGTCATCTAACAACTCCGGTTGAAATCTCAAATCAATTCGTTGACGGGCAATTTCCTTTGACAAATTATTTGATAAATCGGAAATGGCTTTTTTCAAATTGTCTGCGGCCTTGTCACCGGATTTTTTTAAATTTCCTGTGGTTGTTTCGGCGAACGGGTCAATCACGAATTCTTTGTTGATTGCGTCGATTTGTTGGGCGGTTTCCGCGTATTGGTCCAAAAAGAATTCAAAACCGGAAACGGCGACTTCAGAATTGGCATTTAACTCGTCTAATGACTTTTGTTCCGCCTCACTTAATTGGGCAAATGGATTGTTGGCAATTGCTCCGTCCAATGCGGTTCCCAATGTGGCGAAATTTTGGGCCGCTTGCAATCCGGCTTCGCTAACTTGCAACGGTGCGTCCGCTAATTGATTCCGAACGTCTTCATTTTGCTTTAATAGGTCATCTACAATTTTCTTTTGCGATGGAACCAATGTCGCATAAACTTGTTGTGCGGTCGCGTTTCCGGCTGAAATGGCATTGGCCAAATCAACATAAGAGTTTGCTGCGATTTGTTGCGCCCTGGCTTGTTTTGTATAAAGGTCTGTTAGGACTTGTTGTTTGGCTTCGGCTTGTGCTTTGTTTTTAATTTGTTTTATCAAATTTTGATATGCCAAATCCAATTGTTCAATGAATTCCTTTTCGTTTTTGATGTTGGTCAATGTGGTTCCATATTTTCCATTGATTTCATCAATCAATTTTCGGCGTTCTTCGGAACCCTCGTTGGTTTTCTTGAGAGCGCCAAACAAGGCGTCCAATTCTCCGGTTTCTTTTGCGATTTGTTCATTGGCGATTGCGTTGACGTCTGCAACGGCTTTTTGCGCGGCGGTCAATTCTTGTGTGGCTTCAACGGCGTCATCAACTCCAAAAATATAATCCGAAAAAATCACCAACAACGCGGTCAATGCTCCAATCACCAATCCAATTGGATTGGATTTGATGGCCGCGTTGAATGCTTGTGTGGCAATTGCGGCGGCCCGTGATGCAACGGCGGACGCGGTTGTTGCGCCCGTGAATAAATTGGTCGCGGTTGTGACTGCCGTTGTCCAAAATGTTTGGAGTTTCTTCAAACCAATGGACAAATTTTCTTGAATCAAAAGTTTTTTGAATCCGATTTCATATCGCAATTGCGAAATCAACGCGGCGTTTTGAACCGTCAAATACACGCCAACGGCGCCGGCCAATAAAAGAAATGTTTTTCTGTTTTCTTCAATGATGCCTGGGAGCGCTTGCAGTCCGGCAATGACGGCAAACGCGGCGTCGGTCAATGTTTCAAATATTGGCAACACACCTTCGCCAACGGTTCGTTGTAATTCCGCCCAATTGCCTTCCAGGGTGGACAATCGACCGGATGTTGATTGACTCAATTTATCAGTCAACCCAAAAAATCGTCCACCTTCGGACGTCAATGTTGTGAACGCTTGTTCCAAATTGGCAAATGATATTTTCCCTTCGGAACCCAATTTTTTCACCTCTCCGGCGGAAACACCCAATTGGTCCGCGAACAATTGAATGACCGGTACACCGGCTTCCGTCAATTGGTTGATATCTTCGGCGAACAACGTTCCTTGGACGCGCGCTTTGCCGTAAATGACCGACAATTCGTTGAAATCTTTTCCGGTGGCGGATGCGACGTCCCCAATCCGTCCCAATGTGGTTTGCAACCCTTCGACCGGTTCACCGAATGCCAAAAGTGATTTGGCGGCGTTGTTCACTTGTTCCGGTGTGAACGGTGTTTTGATGCTGAATTGTTCCAATTCTGCGAACAAATCTTTGGCGGCTGTGGCCGAACCCAAAAACGTTTCAAGTGAAATGTTCACGGCTTCGTAATCCGCTACGGCTTTTATGGCGCCTCTCGCGAAATCAACGGACGCCCCGGCAATCGATAATCCGCCAAACGCGGCGGCCGCTCCGGCGATGGTTGTTTTCAAACCCTTCAATCCGGATTCGGCGGTCTTTGTGTTCTTTTGAATGCTTTCGATTCCCGTGTTCAACTTCGCGAATTCGCTCCGCAGTTGGGCGGTGTCCGCTTGCAGTTTAAACAATATGTTATTGACTTCTGTCGCCATGTCTTTTTTTATTTTTCGTTTTGTTCGTTCCGTTCATCCGCAATTCGGAAAAAAGTCGAAATTGTTTGATAGTATTCATCGACCGACAATGATTCCAAAGCCTTCATTTCGGTCACTTTGTTTTCACAAATGATTTGGTTCGTGAAATTGATGTCGTCAATGTATTTCCCGATTTGAGCGATTGCAGAATTCGGTAAAACCTTTCGTTTTCCTGGGCGCTGACTTTCAAAAATTCTTGGATATCGTTGGACGATAGTTCGGAAAATTTGATTGTGGACGTCAACGCCCTTTGGACAAAAAAATCGCGGACCAATGGATTGTTGTTCAATTTGTCAATCCGGCGTTGTTTAAACACATCATTGAATTCGCGTTCATCTTCGCCATTTAGGACGTAATAACACGCGGCCAATTCAATCAACGTTTGTTCTTCGCCAATGAATTCCAATCTCCATTCGATTTCGGCCAACAAATGGAACATTTCAACAATGTTTCCGGAATTGGCGGATTTCTTCATGGCTTCAACCATGGTTTTCAATTGGTCTTTGGTCATGTTCATTTCC